TTATTAGATGTTAAAAATTTATGTTCTGGTGTAAAAGTAATTTTTTTTCCATTTTCAAAATAAATATCTACACATTCTTTTTCACCTTTGTATAGAAAATTAGTTTGTTTAGATTTAGTCATTCCTTTTTTATCTTTATCCCATCCTAAAACTTCTAACGTTTGAGCGTCAAAATCTTGTATTTTTATAGATACTCCAAAACTCGTTGATATTGGAGTATTTAGGGCTCCGCAGTCGCGCTCCATTTCTCCGAAGCGTAAGCCTCCATCCCGCGACCGACCTTCAGCAGGTTGGCGTGTAAGTTGGACAATTGGTCCCGAAGCACGACTATGCACTTTATCGAGGACCATATGTTTCAATCGTTGATAATATGTTGGACCAAAGAATAATTTAACATCCATTTGTTGTCCTGTAATTCCACTGTATAAAATTTCTTCACCAGAATAATTCATTCCATTTTCTTCTAAAATATCGTAAATTTTAGCACGTGGAATATCATTAAACGCTGTGCAGTCGCTATAGCCACCTAATTTAGCACAGGCTTTACCTAAAATACACTCCATTAATTGACCGATAGTCATACGACTAGGAATAGCGTGAGCGTTCATAATTATATCAGGTGAAATACCTTCATCATTAAAAGGCATTTGTTCTTGTGGAAAAATCATTCCAACGGTGCCTTTTTGAGCACAGCGAGAAGCAAATTTATCACCAATAACTGGGGTGCGTTCTGTTCGCATACGAATTTTAGCAAAACGAAAACCATCGGCATTACGGTCAGTATAGACTTTATCAACAAATCCGCTTTCATTGGATCTTAAACTTGTAGAACAATCTTTATAAATTTGATGACCATTATCGTCATATTTATTTTTTAATGGTAAAACTTTACCAATAATAATATCATCACTTGTTACATATTCATCTTTACGAATAATACCACGTTCATCTAATTTATTATAGTTCCCAGGTTTAATACCTCGTGTATATTTTACATTAGGTTTAGCAAATTTTTCTTCACGCCCACTAGATTGAATTTTCTTTTCATCATCTTTATAAGTGCGATAAAAAGTTGCTCTAAATAATCCTCTATCAACAGCACCTTTATTCATTAAAATACTATCTTCCATATTATAACCAGTATAGCAACCAATGGCTACCATTGCGTTCATTCCACAAGGAAGTTCGTCATAATTAATATGTTTAGAAAAATTCGTTTTTACAAGTGCTTTTTCAAGATTATTTAATACATATCCTAACGTATCCATACGCTTTTGAAAATTACGAGCAAATAAACCAATGGATTGCTTTCCCATTGCCGATTGATAACAATTGCGAGGCGATTGATTCGCATCAGAAAATGGAATAACAGATGCGACAGCACCTAGCATAAGTCCAGGGTGAATTTCACAATGTGTATATTCATTTACATAAGGTTCAAAATTATCTTCTAAATCTTTATCTGTCATTGCGATATAGGTATTATTAACTTCATTTGTATCAATATATTCGATTACACCTTCACGACCCCATTTATCAATAATAGAGGTTATTGTGTCTTGTGTTTTATCATAATCAAAAAGTCCACTATGTTCTTTATTACTTGCTTGTTTAGAAAGTATATCTTCTGTTAAAACAGGTTCATAAAATTTAGGACTAATTAAGAAATTAAACGGATATTTTGTTTCTTTTAACATAGTATGATAGTCATTATTAATACGTAATTTATCTTTTTCATCAACAATATAAAGTGGTCGAACAAGTCTTCCAGCATCTGTATAAATTTTAATCATACGTTGTTCGATATTCCAATAAATACCAGTAAAAATATTAAGATTACCTTGACGGCGTTCGCTTCTTAATAATTTTACTAAAGTATCAGGTTCAGATGTCATACCAAACCAATCACCATTTAAAAAGATACCACATAATGTAGATAAATCACTAATATCACAGTCTTCTAATAGTTTAATATTAAGTTTAAATTCATATTTATCATTATTTTTATCAATCAATGATGTCAATAAAACTCGAACTATCATACTATTACTATTATTTGTAATTTTTGATATTAAAGACATATTTTTAACTAAACCAACAGGTTGCCCTTCTGGTGTTTCAACAGGACAAATATAGCCCCAAGTTGTGCCGTGTAATTTACGTGGTTTAATAATTTTACCACCACTTCCTTTATCACTAGGTGAATTTACACGGCGCAAATGAGAAATAAAACTTTGATAACTAAGTCGATTTAATACTTGAGCAGTTCCTGCTTTAATATTTCCTTTTCCATTAGATTTAATACCCCAATTTCCAGTAGCCAAAGCATATTTTAATCCACCATCAATAATGGTTGGTTTAATAATTTTATAAATATTATTACTTGTAATTAAATCAAATATATCTCTTTTAGATTTATTATTTTTAATTTCTCGTGTTAATGATTTAACCATATCTTTGACTAATTTATTGAAACATTGTCTAAATTGAGATGCTAATAATACACCAGGAGTATCTACTCTTTTATTATCATAAGCATCACGGTCATCATAAGGTAAATAATTAAAATGAACTAGAATTAATTTACGACACATATAACCTATGTATTTTATTTTTTTATCTAATAATGTTCCTATATGAGGTAAAATATCATCTTCCATAACTTTTTTTAAATACTTAAATTTATCATCCATACTTAATTTAATTTCACGACTAGCATTTTTAAATTTTAAATAATTCAACATAATCTCTTGAAATTTAGATTGGTCGGCATTCGTATCAATATTATTTTGCTTACATATCTTTTTTAATTTTTCAAAACTAGGTTTTAAAATAGTTGTAATAAATACACCTAATTCATTATCCATATTCCATCCAACATATTCAAATAATTTTTTATCTGTTGAAACGCCTAATGCTTTCATTAATAAGAATATAGGTATTGGCATTTTAAAATTAGGAGAATCAAATTCTAATGTTTCATCTTTATATACATATCTTACAACATTGGATATAACAACACTAAAATATTGGTCTGAAGCACAACGTATTTCGATTTCTTTTCCTTTAATTTTTTTTTGATTATTAAATACAAAAGCATCGTTTTCAGCAATGCGTTCTTGAGAAATAATAACTTTTTCATTACCACCAATAATAAAATAACCACCTAAATCGTAAGGGCATTCATTATTTTGCTCTAATTTAGTGCTATCTTTTTTGTTTAATACGCAATTTGAACCTAATACCATAATTGGAATACGACCAAAATTAATATTATTAAAATATTCTTCTTTAATATCTTCTTGGTCATATATTTCTTTAGGTTCATTTGTAATAGTATCAATCTCTAAAGTATCAGCATTACTACTTGTTCTTAAAATACGGGTTAATTTAATATTTAATGTTAAAGGAGCACTGTAAGTTAAATTTCTTAATCTAGCCTCTTCTGGTGTCATTACTTTAAAACTACCATCATTTTCGTGTATTGTAGGTCTTCCTAAATTAAAATTAAGAAATTCAATATGTAATTCAGTTTTATATTTATTTGCGTGAGCATTATAATTAAAATATAATTCTCGTGTATTAAATTGTTGAATAATATCACCTAAATTTTTATCTATAAATTGTTTATAAGATGTATGTTGATGATTTACTAATTCATTTGTATTACGTTGGTATAAAATATAATCTATAACATTAAATGTATTTTTATAATAATTAAATTTATCATTATCGTCTAAATTATCTATATCATCCTCTTTTTTACCGTCTTTTTTATCGTCTTTTTTAGTCTCTTTTTCATTTAACCTATCTTCAAATTCTTGTTTTAAACTATCTTTTAAGTTATGTTTTAATTGTTCTTTTTCTAAATTAATATTTATATCTTTTAAGTTATTTACAAGTTTTGTTTTTTTACCAACAGGCATTTTAATTAAATTAAACTAAAAATGTTAATCTAAATTTAATAATTTAATTAATTTACTAAATTTTAAAAATCAATTTTTATAGATGTATAAATATATTAAATTTAAATACTATTTTATAAAGTAATAGTATTCTATAAATTAAAACTAGTATTAATATTAAATTTACTTATTAACTATTTAAACATTTATATATATATATTTATAGTAAAAATAGTTTTATATTCAATATATTATTAATTTATATTCATAATAGTTTAAATAATAATAATTTTATTTTTTAATTTAAAAACAATATAAGTTATTAAATTATAAATAAGAATATTTGAAATTAATTATATTTAAACTATACATTAAAATAATTTAATATACTTTATTTATTTAATTAATTATTTAATTATTTAATAATTTTATTTTAAGTAAAATGTCTTATTACAATAATAAACCTAGACGTAAAATAAATCCACCTAAAAGATTTATTGATGAAACTATGTATGATAAAAAAGCCAACAATGACAAAAATGATAAAAAAGACAAAAATGACAAAAATAAATATTGTAATAGATGTAATATTTTAATTAATTTAAATTATATGTATTGTTTTGAATATAAACATCAACTTTACTGTGATGTTTGTTATAATGATTTAGAAACTGAAGACAATAATATTAAAAAAACACTTGAAGATGAATATAATAGATATTATGAAGAACCTGAAGAAGAAATTGAAGACCCAGAAGAACAATATAATAGATATTATGAAGAACCTGAAGAAGAAATTGAAGAACCTTATGATATTGAAGAACAATTTAATAAATATTATAAAGAAGACCCAGAAGAACCTGAAGAACCTGAAGAATCTGAAGAACCTGAAGAACCTGAAGAACCTGAAGAACCTGAAGAACCTGAAGAACCTGAAGAACCAAAACCTAAACAAAAAATTAATTTTATTATTATGAATAAATTTAATCCTAATTTAATTAAAATAAATGCTAATAAAATTACTGATAATGATGACGATAACAATGACGATGAAGATGACAATGACGATGAAGATGACAATGACAATGACAATGACGATGACGATGATAATGAAGATGACAATGATAATGATGATGATAAAGAAGAAAATACTCTTTTTAACTTTATAACTACTAAAAACAATAAAAAAAATAATAAATGTTATTATAATTATGATGACAATGATACTAGTTATAAAGATAATACTAAAAATACCGAATTTGATAATTTATTTTTTAGTTCATTAATAAATAGAATTGAAAATATTGCTAATACTGATATACTTAATAATGAAAGTAATAAACATAATAAATATAATAAAAATCAAAAAAATAAAGGTAATAAAAATAAAGATGATGAAGAAGAAGATAAAACTTTAGAATATGAATGGTTAGGAAGTGATATTAAAGATATTGATGACCTTATACGTATTGGTAAAACATATAATCCTAAAAAAAGAAAACGTCATAATTTAAATCTAAAAAAATTAAATAAATTAGTTGAACCATTAACTGAACTTAAAAATATGATTGGTATGAAAGAAGTAAAAAAAATTATATTCGACCAACTTATTTATTATTTACAAAATTTAGATGATAAAAATGTTGATATGTTACATACAGTTATTGTTGGACCACCTGGTGTTGGTAAAACACAATTAACTTATATTATTGCTAAAATCTATAATAAATTAGGATTTTTAAAAACAGATAAAGTTGTATGTGCAAAACGCGATGATTTAATTGGTGAATATATAGGTCAAACTGCTCCTAAAACACGTAAAATATTAGACAGTGCACTAGGAGGTGTATTATTATTAGATGAAGTGTATGCATTAAGTCCTAATTCTGAAAAAGATTTTGCTAGAGAAGCCATTGATATGATTAATGTATATTTATCAGAACATTGTCATGATTTAGTATGTGTTATTGCTGGATATAAAAGACCTACTTATGATAATTTTTTAAAACATAATGAAGGTTTAGCCAGACGTTTTACACATCATTTTGAAATAAAAGGTTATGATGCTGAAGAATTAACATTAATATTTAAAAAATATGTTGAAGAACAAAAATGGGGTTTATTATCTAGTGTTGAAGAAATGATACCTATTATAGAAAAACATTTAAAAATCTTTCCAAATTTTGGTGGTGATATGACAACATTATTTGCTTGTTGTAAAAAAACACATTCTAAAAGATTACTTTTAATTCCAACAGAGGAAGAATTAAATGATACAAAGAAAAAAATACATACTGATGACATTGAAAAAGGAATACAATTATTTATTGATATAAAAGAAAAAGGTGATGAAATTGACGATATAGAAAAATACGTTCATATGTATAGTTAATTTATTTTTGTAATGAATTTTCTGAATTTGCTATAATTTTTTTAATTAATTTTTCGTGTTTAGTATAAAATATAGTATAATTATTTGTTTCATTGAGTTTATCATTTTCAATAATTTTTTTCAATTGCAATCTTACTATATATGTTTTTTTTTCAAGTGGAAATAAATTAGGATGATTTACAAATAGTTCGTTATATAAATCTTCCCAATCACTTATATCTTGAGGTGTATCTTCATCTTTAAGAATTAATTCATCAGGTTTAGAACAATATTCTTTAAATTCATCATTAGATAATGTGCCTAATTTTTTTTCAGTCATTTTATTAAATTTAAATTTAAACTTAAACTTTACCTTTAAAAAGTATGTTTTTAAATAATAGTTTAAAATAATAAAATAATAAATCAATTTTTTTTTATATAATAAATATTTATTACTATTTTTCTGCTAAAAACATATCATCCGTTCCACCTTGTATTTGTATTATTTTATAACCTAATGATTCTAAAAAATCAAATAAACTTTTACGTATTTGTATAGAAGGTATATTATTTTGTTCTTGTCGTTCTGACCATGATTCAAACAATATTTTAGGATAATTATTAGTTTCTAATGTTTTTACTGCTCCTCTTAAAACAAATTCTTCGTGACCTTCTACATCTATTTTTATAAAATTAATATTTGTAAGATTAAATGAGTCTAATGTTCTCATTGGAACATCTATTGTTGGTATAGTTTTATCATTTTCAAAAGCCGATATACCATTACCACCACCGTCTAAAGGGTCTCTAATATAATAGTTTGTGGTCCCTTCTTTATCACTTAAAGCCACATTATAGGTTGATACTTTATAACTTAAATGACGCAATAAAATATTAGAACATAAATAATTATAAGATTTTGGAGAACATTCAAAACTATGTATTCTTTTTGCTTTTTTACCTAATTCTACAGTATACATACCAATATGTGCTCCAATATCAATAATTTCTTTATCTTCAATAGCAAAATTGTCACATGCCCATTGTATATAACCACGTTCATAAATACCTGTATTAAAATAATCTTTCGCTACTCTTGCTTCTGGGACAAACAACATATTATCACCATCTTCTATTTTTTTATAAATCGGATTTTCACTATGATATGACTCTGTTTTTATATGATACATTTTATTTAAGTAAAATTAAAGTAAATTAAATTAAATTAAATTAAATTAAATTAAGTAATTTATGTAGTTTAAATTATTAAACTAATAATAAATAATTTTTATATTGAAAAATATTGAAAAAATATTAAAAATAATACTTTACATAAATTACATTGTCATTTTATAATTTTTCATATATTGAAATATATAATAAGACATTATTATAATAAGTAAAATAGTTATAATACTACCTATAATAATTAATACAGTTTTATATTTTTGTATAAATGTTTCGGGTGGTTTAGTAGTTTGAGGTTGTGTTATTTCAATCGTTTCTGAATTACGTAAAGCATCTCTTTTACATTTATGAACAAAATCATCATATTCATCTAAATTTGGTGGGTGTTCTGGACTTTCTATAGTATGTTCGGTTTCATTGTTTATAACTTCTTCTTCTAATTGTTGTTCATTTATTTGATTATGTTGAGTTTCATCTTGATTTGATAATTGAATGTTATTTGTAGTATTATTAATTTCATTATTTGATGTTTCACCTAAGTTATAAGTAATACCTTGTGTATTAGGAACATTAATCGTTTTGCTAGAACTTAAATAATTATTATATGTAGAAACATTATTGGGTATAGTTTGTACATGTATTTTTTTTTGTTGTTTTTTAAAATATAACTCTTTTTCATCTACTTTATCTAATACTGATTTTTCTTCAGGTAATAATTCAAGTTTTATTTTAGTCGTTCTATTTTTAATTTTAACTAATTGACCACCTTTATTTTCACATTCAACACTATCTTCATTGCCTGTGACATTATTACCAACACAAACTGTATCTAATACCTCAATAGGAGCACCTTTTGGTATATCATCAACACTAATATAGTTATTATATTTATTAGGATTATTTCTAATTATAGTATTAAATAATAAGGTTTGTATTTCTAAAAGTTCTTTATGTTCTTCAGTATAATCTTTCATTGTTCTATTTCTTAAAGATACTGCTTTTTTATTTGGTTTCATATTAAAAAAATGTTCATTGATATCATTATTATCATTTTCTATCCCTTCGGCACATTCTTTATTGATTTCTCTATTCATTTCTTTTTCAGTTAATTCTAATGGTGTTAATCCATCTAAATTTACTTGTTCTGTATCAATACCTCTTTCTATAAGAAATTTAATTATATTGCTTTTATCTTTATCATCAATGCCTAAATCATTATTATCATCATTATTATTTTTAAATGAAGGGCAGTGTTTAATACAGTAATGTATTAAATTATTACCTTTTTTATCAAGACTTAAAATTGGAGAATTATTATTATATAACATTTTTACAATTCTTAAATTACCTGTTTTCATAGCATAAAATAGTGGTATTTCCCCATCTACGTTCGCACTATTTAAATCTGCTCCTTGGGATAATAACATATCTATAGTATCAATATTATTATTTCTAACAGCAAAATGTATTGGTGTTTCATTTAATTTATTTTTAATATTTATATTTGCTTTAAGAGCAATTAACATACTAAGAATATCTGTATTTTTACTTTCACTAGCAATATGTATCATACGATTACTATAATCATTATTTGTTAAAGGTAAATTAATATCTTTATATTTTTTTATATATTCTTTAACATAACTAATATTACCTTCTCTAATGGCTTGTGAAACTCTTGCGTCATCTGTATAAGAATAGGTCATATCTGCTTTTGAATTTTGTAATAAATTATTTAATGTAATTGTTTCTAAATTACTACATTGATTTGTAAAACAATCATTTACTAAATTTTTGGCAATTTTAATAGTTGGCTCTTCTGTATCTTCAATGGATGCTTTCGTTAATTTACAAATCATATGAGAAGAAGGGGTAGTCCACCCAGAACCACTAACATTTTCTGTAGTTGATAATTTTATTGAAATTAAATTATTACGTTCGTATAAAGGCATAATTTTAGGAAATCTTTTTATAAAATTTTTTGTAAATTCAGTATCTGGTTGTGTTGTAGGGTCATTTGGATCACAACATACTGATAATTTACAACCTTTTGCGTTGGATACACGATATAATGCTGTTTTCATTGCGTCTTTATCTTCTTTACTATAATTACGATTTGTGTTTGGATTAATACCACTAATATCATTCATATAAAAAGGTGTAATACAATTACAATTTTGATTATCATCTTTTATTGATGCTAATTTTAAATAACTATCCATTTTCTATTATAAATTTTTTTTTATTATTTACTATTTTATTAGTTAATAATTATAAACAAATTAATTATTAAAGTATTACTATTATATATTAATAAATATATTTATTAAATAAATACAATAAAAAATTTAAATTTTTAAAAATAATTAAAAAATAAATATTGAAAAAATTAATTAAATTAAAAAATAATATAAAAAATAAAATAAATCAATTATATTTTAGTTTCACCTAAAGATGGTTTATTTTTATTATTATTATTATTATTATTTGTAGGTATATCTATAAGATTAGGTGGTTGTATTGGATAATTTATTTGTCCTGGTGCTTGTCCTGGTGCTCTTCCTGGTGCTCTTCCTGGTGCTTGTCCTGGTGCTTGTCCTGGTGCTTGTCCTGGTGCTTGTCCTGGTGCTTGTCCTTGTGCTTGTCCTTGTGCTTGTCCTTGTGCTTGTCCTTGTACATATCTAGTATTTTTTACACATTTTAAAAAATTTGGATTATAATAACATTCAGGTACAAGATCACATTCTTGTTTTTGTAAAGGAGCACATTTTTGTGCTATTTGGTTTTCTTGTCTAGGTGGGTATTGTAATTCTCTTGCTTTTGCTTCGGCTGCTGCTTTTTCATTTGCTATTTTTTTCACATTTCTATCTTTTTGAGAACGTGTTTTTTCAATACTAAATAATGGCATTGCGTTACGTTTTCTAAATACATTTCTAATATTATTATTTAAAAATCTTAATCTTTTATTATTATTATTATTGTTTTCTAATAAATTAATTTCTTCTATGTTTTCATTATTTTTATTTATTTTAATATTAGTATTTTTATTATTATTATTATTTTTGTTTTTCGTATTACGTCTATTTTTTTTACTTCTATTATGAAGTATGCTTTTTCCTTTTTTTTGTGTTTTAAATTTAGAGTTATTATTAAACATATTATTAAAAAGATTATTATTTTGAATTTTTAAATTTTTTTTAGTTGTATAAATAATATCTTGTAATATCTTTTTTAAGGTATCTTCATCTAATATAAACTCTTCGTGGTCTATCTCTTTAGAATATTTTTTATTATCTATAGTAATAATATTTATTTTACAAGATGTTTTAGTAACATTAGTTATTGACATATATTTTATAAAACTGGCATCTTTTTCTTCATTATATTTGTCTAATAAATAATAAAGTTGTCGTTCTAAATGTTCGGTACGAAATGAAGATGATGAAATATCACCCTCAATCTTATAATTTGAAAATAATATAGGCGTTGATTTATCTACTTTATCAGAATTAATTGTATCTTTCATTATAATTTCTTCAAATAATGATACCATACCATTAAAATTAACACGGTCATCTAGTTGTTCTAAATTTTCAAAATGATCTTTAAATGCTTTCGCATAGTCACTTGTTGCTTTACTCATTTCTTCATAATTGCGAATTAATTTAGATTCACTCTTCTTTGTATGTTTAACAAGTTCTCCTAAACTATATTTATTTTTATCTTTTCTATCTTTAAAACTAAAAAAACCTGCTTTCATCTTTATAATAAATAAATTTAATTGTATTTATACTATAATTACTATTTATTTTATTATTTATTTTATATTTTATTATTTATTAATTTTAGTATTTATTAATTTATTTACAATTTAATTAGAAATAAATTTAAGTATTAATAAATAATATATATTTAATTAAAATAATATATTTTAATATTATAATAATTAAAATAAATTAAAAGAAGTGTAGTCAATAGAACTCATTTATATAATAAAAATGAAAACTATTAAAAAACAATTTAAAACTTTTAAAAATAGTAAAAATAAAAAAAAACATACTAGTAAAAAAGTTTATAAAAATAGTAAAACTAATTCAATAACTAGAAAAAAAGGAATAACATATAAAACTATTAAATTAACTAAATTAAAAGGTGGTAGTGAAGCAAACGCAGAATATAAAGCACAATTAGAAAAACAAATACAATCATTAAATCCAGAAGCATTATCAGTATTTGGGTATTTTAAAATATTTGCGAAAGTACCTAAAATCTTTTTAATAAGAATGGCTTATTTAATTAGTCAAATACCAGAATTTAAAGAATTTATTAGGACAAACCAAGCACCAACAAATATTAGTAAGGAAACCTTAACTAAAATAGTTAAATTCTTAAAAAAAAATCCTAATAATGTAAAGAAAATGGTTTTAACTGGATTATATATTATAAAAAAAACAATAAAAAATTTTTTAACTGATGTTGAAGAAACGTTTATTAAATCTAATCTAAAAAATGCGATTGTATTATATTTAAATTTTTTTTACAGATTTGTTCAAACTAATAAACTTCAAACTAATAAACTTCAAAATTTAGAAACAAAATGTTTTGAAAAAGATGTAAACCATTTTATAAACTTACTTAGATTAAATAAAGCAGAATTAAATTACTATTTTTATATTAAAAATGAAACACAAGTTGGTGGTAATAAACAAACTATACATAGTAAAAATAATTTAGTAAATGATGAATATATTAGAAAAAAGATAAACTTAATTATTGATGAAAATGAAGAGATTATTAAATCATTAATTACAAAAATATTAAATATTATTTGTATTGGTACAAACACACATTATAACGCACCTACACCTAAACTTACACTTACACCATTAGATACACCCACACCAATTACACCCACTACTATAGATACACCCACACCAAATATACCCACTACTATAGAAACACCATCACCTACAACACCATCTACAGTAACAATAACAATTACACCAGGACAGGGAACTACAGGGACACCAGTTCTGGGAACTGTAGGAACAACAGAGACAACCACATTATTAACAGAAGCACAGAAAGCAGAAGAAGCAAGACAAGCAGAAGAAGCACAAAGAAAAGCAGAAGAAGCAAGACAAGCAGAAGAAGCAAGACAAACAGAAGAAGCAAGACAAACAGAAGAAGCAAGACAAGCAGAAGAAGCAGACAGAGAAAAAACAGAAGAGGCAAGAACAGCAGAAGAAGCAAGAACAGCAGAAGAAGCAAGAAAAGCAGAACAAAAAAATTTAAATAATGCACAAAAATTAAAACAAAAAGCAGAAGCACAAAAATTAAATAATGCACAAAAATTAAAACAAGAAGCAGAAGAAGCAAAAAGAGTAGAAGCACAAAAAGCAGAAGAAGAAGCACAAAGAAAAGCAGAAGAAGCACAAAAAGCAGAAGAAGTAAGACTAGAAGAAGAAGCAAAAATACAAGAAAAAGCAAGACTAGAAGCGGAAAGACTAGAAGCGGAAAGAGTAGAAGCGGAAAGACTAGAAGCGGAAAAACTAGAAGCAGAAAGAGTAAAAGCAGAAGAAGAAGCAAGACTAGAAGCAGAAAGACTAGAAGCAGAAAAAGCAGAAGTAGAACCAGTAGCAGCAGACACAGAAGTAGGTGGTTCTCGTAATAATAAAAAATCTAAATCTAAAAAAACACATTTTAAAAAATCAAGAAAAAACATACATAAAAATAGTAAAAATAATAAACAAAAAAATAAAAAAAAAAATAAACATAAAACTATTAAACATAATAAAAATACAAAAAAAAAATAAACTATTATTTCATTCTTTTTTAATTTTTTTATTTTTCATTATAATTAATTATTTCAAATTTAATTAGAAATAAATTTAAGTATTAATAAATAATATATTTTATTATATTAATAAATAAAATAAATAAAATAAATAAAATTATTTCTAATTCATATTAATTATATAATTAAAAAATGAAAACTATTAAAAAACAAACTAAACGTCTTCATAATAAAAAAAATATAAGAAAAATAAGTATAAAAAAAGGAGGCAGAGTTCTAGGTTTTGGTAACACTACAACTGAAAAAATAAATAAAATAATAACAGAATTACAAGTACTATATCCTAATTATACAACTGAAATAAAATTAATACCATATGAAAAACTAAAAGAAATACTTAATATAAAAGATATGAATGCCCAAGAAGCCCGTTTAAAGTTTGAAGTCGAACAAATAAGAAAACAAATAAATGTAAATCCACAACAATCAGTTCAACCAATTCAACAACAACCAGTTCAACCAGTTCAACCAGTTCAACAACAACCAATTCAACCATTTCAACAACCAATTCAACCAGTTCAACCACCAATAAACGCAGAAGCACAAGCACAAGCACAAGCAAAAAAAATAACAAACGCAGCAAGAGAAGAAGCAAAAAAAATAACAAATGCAGCACAAGACAAAGCAAAAGCCACAGCAGAAGAAGCAAAACATGCAAGAGCAAAAGCAGAAGAAAAAACAAAATCAAGAAAATCAGGAAATGGAAAGGGCACAAATGTAGAGAAACTACTAGCACAAAAAGCGGCAAGAGCAAAAGCAGCACAGGAAGCAAAAGCAAAAGCAGCACAGGAAGCAAAAGCAGCACAGGAAGCAAAAGAAAAAGCAGACAAAGCAGAACAAAACAAAATAAATAATGCAAACAAAGCAGAATTAAAAAAAGAAGCAGAATCAGCAGCAGAAGCAGCACAAACAGCACAAGCAGAAGCAGATAAAGCACAAAAAGAAGCAGAAGCAGCAAACGCAGCAGCACAAAAAGAAAAGAAAGATGCAGAAAAAGAAGCAGCAGAAGAAAAAAGATTAGAAGAAGAAGCAACAAAAGCAGAACAAGAAGCAGCAGCAGCAGCAGCAGCAGAAAAACAAGCAAGAGAAGCAGAAGGAGCAGAAGGAACAAAAGCAAAAGAAGAAGAACCAGTAGAAACAGAAGAACCAGTAGAAGAAGAAGGAGGAGAAGAAGGAGGAGAAGAATCAAAAGCCGCAGAAGAAGGAGACACAGAAGAAGGAGCACCAGAAACAGACAACAACAGCAGCAGCAGCAGCAGCAGCGGCAACACCGACAGCAGCGGCAACGGCAACAGCGGTCCCCCCAGCAACAACGGCAGCAACGGTGGTACTGAAGGAGGTTCTCGCACTACTAAAAAATCTAAAACAAGAAAGAATAAAAATAAACAAACAAGAAAATATAAACATAAATTTTCTAATTCACGAAGAAATAAAAATAAAATTAAAAAATCAAAAAAACATAATAAAAATTCATCATCTAGAAAAAATAAAAATACAAAAAAACATTAATTCAATATTAAAAACATTAATTCAATATTAAAAACATTAATTCAACTTAAAAAAATATTTATTCAACATTAATTATCTTTCGTTTCTTTTTCTTTTTCAGTCTCATTTACTTTTTCAGTTTCATTTTGTTTTTCTTTAGCAACTTTAACTTGTTCTTCAATTTTTTTACGCATTGCTTCTTTTTCTTCATCACTCATAATTTTTTTAGTAGGGTCTCTTTGTTTTGCTAAAGTTTGAGCGTCTTTATTCATTGTATCAACTTCACCAATGGTTGAACTCAAACACCCTTTATAATCAATAATACCTGTATGATTTAAATTAGTTCCTAAATCAACCCATAATTCACCACCAATTTCAATCCATCTTTTACAAAATAAATAATCTTCACTTAAATATACACGGCTTACTGGATCAATACAACAATCAAACAACGCATAAAAATAATCATTCGCATTAGTTTGACCATATCCAGCAACATTATTCATAAATTTAGTTTCGGGATATTTTTTCATCATTTTAGTAATAACACTTTTATTTATCAACATAAAACCTGTTCCAATATCTTTGACTTGAGCCATACCATTATTTAATTTAATAACCACATTTTCACCTTCTTGATGATAAATTGGATTAAATACATAATCAAGAGATTTAGCCATTAATTCATCTTCATGCATTTTTGGGTTTTTAACAGATTGATGCTTAATTTTATCCCAATTAAACGCTTTTTTAGGATAACACCCGCCACATAATTCTTTACCACTTATAAGCAATTTTACAATATGTATCCAACTAAATGTAATATCAGCATCAATAAACATAAGATGAGTTGATGTTGGGTCGCTCATAAACTTCGCCACAATACCATTACGAGCACGTTGAATTAAACTTTCATTACCAATGGTCATCACTTCATAGGGTAAATTCAGTTTTGTAAAATTTGCGGCTAATTCAATCATACTTTGAAAATAACCATTATGTATCATACCACCAAAACAAGGTGTTCCAATAATAATTTTTACCTTATTTTTCTTTAAATATTCTCTGGTAGCCATAAAAATGACTTCTAATTGTTTAGGATCCATTTTTTATTTATAGTTAGATTTAGATTTAAATTAGTATTAAGTTTAAATTTTGGGTTGAGTTTAAATTTATAATTATTATAATTTTTTTATTATTTTTTTTTATTATTTTTTTTATTATTTAATATTATTGTATTTATCTTTAAATTAATTATTAATTATTTATAATTAAAAATTTGTTGAAAAAATTTTAAAAATTTTAAAAATAGTTTGATATATTTTTATTTATTTATTTAAATTATTATTTATTATTTAAGAAGAAGTAGGAGGAGGAGAAGGTTTTTTTATGATATAGGTTAAAACATAGTAGGGAGGCATATTGTTGTGAGGGTCGTCTCCACCTTTACTCTCTGTATAACTACCATAATATCCCTCAGCCTCTTTATCGTCTGTCCCAAGACTATAAGGACCTCCGTAACGTGAATTCCAATTAATATCATTTCCTTTAACTATATGTTGTTTATGATTATGACTTGGCATTTCCGCAACAGTTAATTTATGAGTTTCTTCACCACCATTAGTATGAATGTCTCTTTGAGTTAAGCCATCACCTTCACCCGAACCTAAAATAAATCTCCCATGTAAATCTGGTGTTAATATTAAGTCCCCTGTTGAATTTTTATTAAAACTGCTTATTCTTTCATCAGTATTAGATACAAAATTATCATTCGTATATTTTAATGCAGTGCCATTACAAAGTTGCCAACCAGTAGGAGGATTTGAACCTGCGTATGAAATAATTGATAATTCTGGCATAGTATCATCTACTTTATTATTTAAACTATCTAATTCTGTTTTAGATGCTTTTTCATCTACTTTATTATTTAAACTATTTAATTCATTTTTTGATGCTTTGTCATTTATAATTTCTTCAATTATTATTTTTAAATTTTTATTATTTTCTGTAAAATTTACTTGATTCATAGAATTCATATAAACATCAAAACCTTGTAAATTTTGAGATTCCTTTAAATCCGCAAAATTTTCTTTATCATTTTTATTATGTTTATTATTTATTTTATATAAATGTATGAATGTTATTATTATAAAAATAATTATGAAAATATAAGTAATTGTTTGTTTATTTAAATTCATTTTTTATATTATTTAATAATTTGTTATTTACTATTATAAAATATTTTAATTATATTTTTTAATTTTTGTAATTTATTTAAATTATTATTTATTATTTAAGGAGAAGGTTGTTTTATGATATAGGTTAAAACATAGTAAGGTGGCATATTGTTGTGGGGTTGATCATCACCTGTATTATTTATTGCTCCATTCGGTACACTTGATGCATTTACTTGTTGACCTCGAAATATTTGATAAGAAATTGATGAAGACCAAGAACCTGACGAGATTGTTGTTTTTAAATTATTTGTATGATTATGACTTGGCATTTCAGCAATAGTTAATGTATGAGTTTCCTCACCGCCAGTATCATGAATAACTCTATTAGTTAATCCTTCACCTTCATCTTTAGCCGAACCTAAAATAAATCTCCCACGTAAATCTGGCGTAGCAGACATTTCGTTATTATTAGTATCTCTTTTTTTAGGCAAACTAGAAAATTTAGTATGTATTGAAGGATTTACATTTGTACCATTATTAAATTGTAAAATTTTACCATCACAAAGTTGCCATCCAGTAGGAGGATTTGAACCTGCATATGAAATAACTGATAATTCTGGCATAGCTTCATCTACTTTATTATTTACTTCAGTTTTAGATGCTTTTTCATCTACTTTATTATTTAAACTAGATAATTCAGTTTTATCTGCTTTTTCATTCATAAATGTTTTTAAACTAAGTTTATTGTTTGGAGTATTACCAAACATCACTTGTTCCATACTATTTATAGAAACAGAAAAACCTTGTAAATTTTGGTCTTCCATTAAATCCGCAAAATTTTCTTTATCATTGTTATTATTATTATGTTTATTATTTATTTTATATAAATGTATGAATGTTATTATTATAAAAATAATGATGAAAATATAAGTAATTGTTTGTTTATTTAAATTCATTTTTTATATTATTTAAGAGTTTGATATTTATTATTTTATTATTTACTATTATAAACTATTTTATTATTTACTATTATAAAATATTTTATTATTTACTTATTTATTTAAAATATTAAATTTAAAAATAAAATTAAATTATATAAACTAATAGCGTCTAGATTAAACTTATAAATTTATATAAAATTAAGTATGTCATCATTAATAATACCATCAAATGAATTTACACAAAATATGAAATTAATATCTGAAAAATTAGAAACAAACACTGATACTTTAAATTTAGAAGATTTGGATAAGATTACTAATACGACTGATAATACTATTAATAATAATACTACAGAAACGAATTCTAATACTAATTTTAAACAAATTGATAAAAACAAAGTATCATTATGTTTAAATATGATTGTGCGTAATGAATCTAAAATTATTACGCGTCTATTAGAATCTGTTTTACCTATTATTGATACTTATGTTATTTGTGATACAGGTTCAACAGATAATACCCAAGACATAATAACGTCATTTTTTAATAAACATAATATACCAGGTGAAATAATAACTGAACCGTTTAAAAATTTTGGTTATAACAGAACAATTGCTTTAAAAGCAGCACGAGGAAAAGCCACATATGCTCTTTTACTCGATGCCGATATGATTTTTAAAATTGAACCTACATTTAATAAAGAAAAATTAACTCAAGGGGCTTATATGATAATACAAAAAGGAGGTGGATTAAACTATTATAATACCCGCTTAATTCGTTTAGATATAGATGCTTCTTGTTCTGGACCAACACACGAATATTATGATTTACCCCAAGGAACAGTAAATGAAAAATGTGATAGTATTTGGATTAATGATATTGGTGACGGTGGGTGTAAAGGTGATAAATTTGAAAGAGATATTAGACTTTTAAAACAAGGTATAGAAGAAGAACCTACTAATGGACGCTATTATTTTTATTTAGCCAATTCTTATTTTAACTCTGGAAAACATCAAGAAAGTATCCCCTACTATAAAAAAAGAATAGAATTAGGTGGTTGGGTAGAAGAAATATTTTATTCCTATTTAAATTTAGGACACGCTCATATGAAAAGTGGTCAAGATGGTGAAGCCATTTTTGCCTGGATGAATGGTTATAATCATCATCAAACCCGCAGTGAAACTATTTATGAAATTTGTAAATATTATAGAGAAAGAGGTAAGAATAAATTGGCAATGGTTTTTTGTATGTTAGGGAAAGACATACCCTATCCTAAAAATGATACCTTATTTATACATAAAGATGTTTATGATACTGGATTTGATTATGAATTAAGTATTTTAGGATACTATAATAATTATCCTGATACCTATAAAGTCATTAATAGATTAATGAATTATTCTAATCAATCTTATAATAATCTTTTATCTAATTATAAATTTTATTGTCCTAAATTATCATCTGACACTTATATGATTAAAAAAATAGGAAATTTAGATTTAAAAACGAATATAGATGTATGTGGAACAGAGTATGAAATGTATGGGTCTAACCCTTGTATTTTTAAAATGAAGACTTTTTCTGAAAATGAAACCCCCACCTATAAATATATGGTAAATATTAGATTTGTTAATTATAAAATAAATAGAAATGGAAATTATGATTTTACTGTTAATGATGGTAAAATTGTAACAGTAAATAAAATATATGAATTAGATGATGATTTAAATATAAAACAAATACGTGTTTGTGATATACCTACGAATAATAATTTACGCTATGTTGGTATAGAAGATATTAAACCCTATTGTAATTTAGATACTACATCTTCTATTATACCATTTTTAGGAACGTGTCAAAATCCTATAACACATAAATTAAATATTGGTTATGGAGAAATTAATATGAATGAAACACAAGATAATAATGATAATAATAATAAAAATGAAACTAATATTATTAAAATAATATCTTACAAATCTGTTAATACACCTTATAATAAAGAATGTGAAAAAAATTGGGTATTTTATGGAGACAATAATATTATTTATCAATGGTATCCATTAATTACTGGTAAAATTATAAAACGCGATAATAATGATAATACTAA